CGCTGCCGGCCGCCGCCGTTTAAAAAGGACGCCCCGAAATGTCACTCAAAGACTTCAAGATTGCATCCGATGTCGTGACGTTCCGGGGCGGCTCGCTCGAATTGCGCGGGCTGTCCTTGAACGATTTTTCCGTGCTCATGCGCGGTTACATGGCCGAACTCAACAACCTGTTCAAGCTGTACGAGGACGACGCGAGCCGGGACCTGGCGATCACGCAGTCCGTCAAGTTCGCCACCACCATCGTGCAGGAAGCGCCGGGCATGGTCGCGCAGATGATCGTGCTGTGCGGCGACGAAGACCAGTCGTTGCTCCCGACCGCCGCGAAGCTGCCGCTGCCGGTCCAGGTGGAATGCGTTCGCAAGATCATCGAACTCACCTTCGAGGAAGCGGGCGGCGCAAAAAAATTCCTCGACAGCCTGGTGGGGATGGTGAAAGTGATGGGTCCGAGCGGCGCGACGCCGACACCGGACTAGAACACCTTACCCGCGCCGAGCGATTCCATAGGTCGCTCCGCGCACATGCGAGCCTGTTGATGGCAGAAGGTCACAGGCACGCGAATGACTATCCGCTGTCGAAACTATGGATAGAAGCAGAAATAGCTCGCGAGCGCATCCACGGTAGGATGGCAACTGAAACTTCCCTACTGCATTCGGCCATCGTCGCGGTTCTCTCGCTCGATGGTAAGGGCGTAGATAACTTGAACCGACAACTGCGAAAGCTGACCGATGGCTAACCAATCCCAGGACGTAGAACTCCGAATCCGGGCGACCAACTACTCGAAGCAGACTACCGACAAGGTAGTGGACGCCCTGAAGGAGATGACGAAGGCGCAGGACGCGCAGATCGAGAGTGCGAAGAAAGGCACCACGACGACCGCGCAACTGGAAGCGTCGTACACCAAACTCGAAAACGCAGCGAAAGCGCTGCTGTCCCAGCAGTCCCTCACGAAGCTGTACGAGGCACAGTCGGCCACGCTGGTCGACCTCAATGCGAAGTTGGAAGCGGCGCGCAAGGCGCAGCAGGATTTTGCCAACTCGCTGACACCCGGCGAAGAACGAACGAAGGCGCAGCAGGCGGAACTGAACCGCTTGGGCAAGGCCGTGCTGTCCGTCGAGAAGCAGTACGAGCGCGCGCAGGCCCGCGTCGACGCCACCGGCCAGCGCCTCGCCGCCTTCGGCATCACCGCATCGAACCTGGCCGAATCGCAGAAGAAGATCGTCGACGCCGTGAACCTGGCGAACGCCGCGCTGGAAAAGCAGGAACGCGCGATCAACACGGCCGACGCCGACGCCGCGCGCCGCAAAGCGCAGGCCGACGCCATCGCGCAGCGCGAATTGCAGGTACGCGTCGACAACCAGTTCGCGCAGGCCGAGCGCGACGTGGCCGCCGCCCTGGCCGCCGAACGCGCCGCGCAGATCGCCGCGAACCAGGCCGCCGCCGACAAGAACCGCGAGCGCCAGGTCGAGGTCGACGTGCTGTTCGCGCAGGCGCAGCGCCAGGCCACCGAGGAACTGAACAAGAAAACCGCAGCGCTCCGCGCGCAGCAGCAGGCATTGCAGGCCGCCGCCGACGCGGCCGAGCGCATGAGCCGCAGTTCGGTCGTCACCGCGCGCGGCAACACGCCGGTCCTGACGCCGCAACTGTCCCAGCAAATCCGCGACATCCAGAACCCGGCCGACGCCGCCGTGCGCTCGATCACCGGGATCGAGGACGCCGTGGGCCGCCTGGAAGCGCGCGTCACCGCGATCCGTGGACCTGTCCGGGATTATCGAGGTGCCCTGGAAGACGCCAGGCGCACGCAGGCGGCCCTTTTGGCGGTCGCCGGCCAGGTGGATACCTACCAGAACCAGATCGCGGCTCTGCGGGCCGCTCGTTACGAATACACGCAGAACCGGACGGCGGTGAACAACCTGATCGCGGCGATGCGGGCCGGGAACGGTGGCGACGACATTACGACGCGCCTGGCCGCCGCGCAGCGCACGTTGCAGCAGTCCGCGACCGCGCTGGGCAACCTCATGACCGCCGCCCGGCAAACGCAGGCCACGCTGTCCGCCGCTGGCGTGAACACCGCGCAGCTTGCGCAGGCCGAGCAGCAGCTTATCGACCAGAGCAACCGCGCCACGCAGGCGCTCAACTCGCTGAACGCGGCCTACCGCGCGAACGGTGCGGCGGCCGAGCAATCCGGCTCGCGCATCCTGTCGTTCTTCGGCGGTGACGGTGGCCGGACCACGCTGTCGTACGCGCAGCGCTTGCGCGGCGAACTGCTGTCCCTGGCCGCTGGCTTCGTGGGCCTGAACGCGGCAATCGAACTCGGCAAGAAAACGCTCGAAGCGTACAACCAGACGCAGGCCGTTATGAACCGCCTGCTGGTCGTGAACGGCGGGAATGCGAAGGCCGCCGCCAGCGACTACGCCTACCTGCAAGCCGCGACCGATCGCATCGGCGTCAGCTTCACGAAGGTGGCCCCGGCCTACTCGAAACTCGCCATCGCCGCGAAGCAGGCCGGCATGAACACGCAGCAGACCCGCTACATCTTCGAGGGATTCGCAACCGCGACATCGAAGCTGGGCCTGTCGGCCGTCGAGTCGGAACGCGTGTTCAAGGCCATCGAGCAGATGTTCAACAAGGGCAAGGTCAGCGCCGAGGAACTGTCGCAACAGCTTGGCGATGCGCTGCCGGGCGCGTACAACCTGTTCGCGAAGGCCGCGAACATGACGACCCAGGACTTCGCGAAGGCGATGGAGCAGGGCCAGATCGCGCCGTCGTTGCTCATCAAGGTCGCGAAGGAACTGAAGGACACGTACGGCGCGGTCGGCAACGGCGTCGAGAACCTGTCGCAGTCGCAGGCCCGGTTCGACAACGCGTTCAACCGCTTCCTCAACAACACCGCGAACGGCGGCTTCGTGAAGGCGTACCAGCAGCTTCTCAACAAGCTGTCGCAGATGCTCAACGACGGCACGGCCGACAAGTTCGCCACGCAGCTTTCCTCGGCGTTCGTGGCCGTGCTGAACGTGCTGCAATTCGTGATCGACCACTTCGACAAATTCAAGCTGGCCCTGGAAGCCGTCATCGCCGTGAAGATCGGCGCATGGCTGTTCTCGCTGCCGGCCGCGTTCCGCGCGGTGCAGGTGGAAGTCGTCGCGCTTCAGGGCAGCATCGTTGCGCTGCAAGGCTGGATGGCCCGCACCGAGGCCGCTGCCGCTGTCACCGCAGCACTCGGCACTGGTGGCGTGGCCGGCGTGGTGGCCCGCTTGACGCCGCTCGTGATGAACCTGGTGCGCGCGTTCGGCCTGCTGGGCAAGGCGACCGTCGTGCTGGCGGCCGGCTATGCCGCGTACGAGGCGACCGGCGCGATCCTGGACATGATGGACAACGGCATCCGCGAGCGCATCGTGAACGCCACGAACGCGGCAACCAAGGCGTTCGAGGACGCGGCCGAGGCCCGCAAGCGCCTGGACGCGAACACCGACAAGGAACAGCAGGCCGCGCTGAAGGCGCAGTACGACAAGCTGTCGAGGATCGCCGTCGACAAGGCGAAGGAGCAATCGCGCCTGGTGGCCGAGGCGCAGGCCAAGGACGTGAACTTCGACGCGAAGACGAACTACGCGATGATGGATCAGAAGCGGCGCGAGAAGGCCGCGCTGGGCGGCAACTCGGGCGACACGCCGTATCCGGGCGACCCGGACAACAGCGCGACCGCACTGGCAACGCTGCGGAAGGCCATGCTCGCCGACGAGAAGAAGTCCGACCGCGCGATGAAGGAACAACGCCTGCGCAGCGCGAAGGAAGAACTGGACGACCGCCTGGCGATCATCCGCGAGCCGTACCAGCAGCAGCGCGAGGAACAGAAAAAGCTGCTGACCGACGAGAAGGCGTTCCAGGAAGGCATGCGCCTCATCGACTCGGCCGAAGCGAAAGCCGTGGCCGCAGAACGCGCGAAGTTCAACAACGAGCAGGCCGCGAAGAACAAGCAGGAAGGCGATAAGCGCGTGCGCCTGGCGATGGAGATCAAGGACAAGCTGGCCGCCATCGAAGCCGACATCGGTGCCAAGAACGCGAAGGCCGATCCGACGAAGCCGTACGAGGAACGCCGCGCCGCGCGCATCGAGAAGATCAGCCACGCCTACGACGAGTTGAACACCAAGATTCTCGCCGAGTCGAAGGTGGACCCGAAGCAGGCCGCGCTCGACCGCCAGCGCCTCGAAGTGCTGAAGCAGCAGCGCGAAACGCTCGAAGGCGAGAACAGCGACCGTGACGAAGCGAACCGCCTGGCCGAAGAATTCAACGCGAAGCAGACCATCCTGCAAAACCGCCTGAACGAGATCAAGACCCTGTACGACTCGGGGAAAATCTCGTCGCAGCAGTTCCTCGATCAGACGAACTACGCGGTCGCCACGCTCGGCCCTGGTGTCGAGGAAGCCGGCCAGGCCGCGCTCAAATTCGCCGCGAGCGTGAAGTCCGTGCTGGACCCGGTGGCCTACTCGAACCTGGTGTCGAGCGTGCGCGCCGGCATGGCGAAGTCGGACGTGGATGCGACCCTGGCCGCGAACAACCTGGCCGACCAGCAGAACACGCTGAACCGCATCCTCGAACAGCAGCAGCGCGACCTCGATCTGATCGCCACGAAGCGCAAGCTGGGCATCATCGACTCGCAGCAGGAAGCCGACGAGATGAATGCCAACGCCGCTGCGTACAAGGATCGCATCACGGCCAACGTCGACGAGTTGCTGCGCCTGCTGCAAACCGCGCGCGACTTCGGTGCGATCAGCGAGGATGCGTTCAACAAGGCGTCGGCCGGCGCGGGCAAGCTGAAGCTGGAAACGCAGAACGCGCACGCGGCGTCGTCGGACCTGGACAAGACCATCGTGAACAGCATCGCGACCAACGGCGTCACCGCGTTCCAGTCGCTCGCCGAACAGATCGCGAAGGTCGCCAGCGGTGCCGAGAGCATCGGTCAGGGCTTCCGTGGTGCGCTGGCCGCCATCGGTCAGTTCTTCGCGCAGTTCCTCATGGAGATCGCGCAGGCCATCCTGAAGCAGATGATCCTGAATGCCCTGGTCAAAGCGATGGGCGCGTCCAGCGGGATCGGCGGCGCAGCGGCAGCAGCGGGTGGTGTGGCGGCGGCCGGCGCGCACCGTGGCGGCGTCATGGGCCAGTCGCGGACGTTCACGCGCTCCGTGTCCGCCGACCTGTTCGCGAACGCCGTGCGCTATCACACTGGCGGCATCGTGGGCCTGCGCCCGAACGAGATGCCGGCGATCCTGGAAAAGAACGAAGAGGTGCTGACCCGCGACGATCCGCGTCACGTCCTGAACGGTGGTCGTGCTGCCGCTGCGCCGGCTGAAGGCGGTGCCGGTAATCGCTTCGTCCTGGTCGACGACCGTGCCCGCGTGCCCGAGGCGATGTCCTCGTCGGAAGGCGAGAAGGTCACGCTGGTCCACCTGAAGAAGAACATCGCAACCCTCAAACAATGGCTTCGTTAAATCATGGCACTCCGCACACCCTATGACTTCCCTACCGAAAACCCGAATGGTGAAAAACTCGTCTCGGTCGCAAATCCTGTCGGCGCGGCGCAGGGGCCGGCAACGTACTACCTCGCGCGACGGATCAACTTCGACGTGGACGGCGATTACTCCTTCGCCGTTAGTGCCGACGACGCGGCAACGATATGGCTAGGCACCGAGCAACTGAACATGCAGATCATCGGCCAGGTGGTGATCGGCGAGCCGAAGACGTTCACCGTGCACATCCCGGCCGGCCAGTACCGGATGGACGTGATTCTGGTGAACCTGCCGACCGGGCAAACGCCGTGCGTGTTCACGATGACGATCATGCGCGGCGACACCATCGTCTACACGTCGGCGAAAGAGGGATGGGTGCTCGACGACGCGCCGATCAACGATGTCGACATGCCGGCCGGCGAAGACCCGCGCTACAGCATGCCGGTGTGGACGCTGCTGCCGAATTGGACGGACGGGATCGTCGAGCGCCTGTCCTGGCAGACCGACGTGCTGGCGAGCGAGACTGACGCCGAGCAGCGCCGCTCGGTGCGCCGCAATGCGCGCCGGTCGTTCGAGGCGTCGTTCCTGCGGCAGCGCGCGCAGGCGCAGCGCATGGACGCGTTCTTCAGCGGCGTCGGGCCGGCGACGTTCCTGGTCCCGCTGTGGCACGAACAGGTCAAGATGTTGGACGGCATCGACATGGAAGCGTCCGGCGTCACGCTGTCCGATCTGCGGTTCCGCGAGTTCCGCAAGGGCGACATCGTGTTCGTGAACAACGGCGATCCCGATCAGTACGATCTGCTGGAAGTCGGCGACGTGCAGGACACGCGCTTCTCGTGGGCTTCGCCGCCGCCGCGTCGCTGGCCGGCCGGCACGCGCATCTTCCCCATGCGCACCGCGCGTATCGTCACGCAGAACCCGAAGATGTCCCGCGTGACGGACACGGTGAGCACCGCGCAAGTCCTGTTCGACCTGGTTGAGCCGTACCAGGTGCCGGCATCGTGGGGGCCGCAGAACGGCGGACAGCCGTACTTCGCCTGGCGCGTCGACCGCGCGAACACGCTGGACGTGGAATTCTCGCGGAAGAACTACGTGCTCGACAACAGCAGCGGCGCGGTCGCCGTCACCGATCATGGCCGGTACACGACGGCAGTGGTGCAGGCGAACCTGCGGCTGTACGGGCGCGCCAACGCATTCGCGCTGCGGCAGTTCCTTCAGGCGGCGCGCGGGCAGGCCGTGCACTTCTACGCGCCGACGTTCATGCAGGACATCGAGCCGCTGGGCGACATCACTGGCGGCGTCGAACTGGAAATCCAGTCGCAGGGCTTCGCGCGCTCGATGCTGCGCCCGCAGCCGAACCGCCGCCAGTTGGTCTTCCAATTCCGCGACGGCACGCCGAACCTGTACCGCACGATCATCGACGCGCGCGAGAACCGGCACGGCCTCACGCTGGAAAGCGAGACGCTGGTGTTCGACTCCGCGCTGCCGGCGATCCGCCTGGCCGATCTGAAGCGCATCTCGTTCGTGTGCGAAACTCGCTTCGCGCAGGACCAGTTCGAGATTCATCACCCGACTAACGGCCAGGCCGCAATCGACGTTGCGATCACACTGCGGCAGGCCACCAACCAGAGGACCGTACCAGCATGACCTTCACCACCATCGAATCGAGCAACGAAGCCGGCCGCCCGATTTTCCTGTATGCGTTCACGCTCGGCGCTGCAACCTGGCGCTACACGTCCAGCGACGCCGACGTGACGCTGAACGGCTACAGGTGGATCGCATCGGCCATCTCCGACAACGGCGTGAAGATCAGCGGCGAGGCCACGACCGACAGCCTGGAAATCACGGCACCGTCAAGCATCGCGCCCGCGCAGATGTTCCTCGGCACGCCGCCGTCGCAATCCATCATGGTCAGCATCTACCACTACCACGAGGGTGACGCGAACGCGGTGCTCGGCTACGTGGGCGAGTTGTACCAGGTGAACCAGCCGGAACCCGGCACCGCGATCCTGACGTGCGACACGATCAGCGCGTCGATGCAGCGCGACGGCCTGCGGCTCGGCTGGCAGCGCAATTGCCCGTACGCGCTGTACGACGAACTCACCTGCAAGGCCGACAAGATGGCGCATGTGAAGCCGCTGGTGGTCGTCGACATCGTGGACAACCTGGTGTCGTTCAACGGCCTCAACGGCGTCGCGGACGGCACGTTCGACGGCGGCTTCATCGAATGGACGCACCCGTCTCGTGGCCTGGAATTCCGCGCCATCGAGAAGCAGACCGGCTCGACGTGCGAAATGTTCGGACTGGCCGATGGCCTATACTACGGCCTGGCCGTCAACGCGTATCCGGGGTGCTCG